ATGTTTACGCCCTTTGTCTGCATTTTAGCGGCCAGGGTTTCCTGTGAAATGCGCTTCGCCAGACGTGCCATTCTGACGCGCTCCCCGCAGATATTACGCCGCCCATAGTAGCCCAAATTCTTCATGTGGTCCTCCCTGGGTATGGTCATGTTCAATATTCTATTTGAAGTTACCATAAATTATGGTATTATATTATTGGCATGAACCATAATTCCAAAAAGGGAGGATTGAAAAATGGGCTGGAAAATTGGCGGTGTTCTGACTTTGGTTCTGGCTGGCGTGGCCGCGCTTGTGTCCGCCACGACGCCGGCGGAGTACAAAACAGGGATTGAATGGGGGATCGCGGCGATCTTCCTTGTCCTGGCGGTTTTGTGCTTCTGGCGTGGTTCGAAGGCAAGCGCAAGGAAGAAGGCAGAACAGGAAGACAGGAATGAAACGTATATGTCCGACCAGGACCTCCAACAGATACAGGTGGGGGAACTCCCTGTTCTGTCTTCGGTCCCTGTGATCCTGGACGACGGCGAACAGGCTCACTTCTTCGCGCCGGCGCGGCGTTATATCACGAAGAAGAAGGCCGTCGGCCGGACCGGTAGCGGCGGCGGGATCAGCGTTCGCGTTGCGAAGGGCGTGTCTGTCCGTTCCGGCGGCGGGGCCAGTCAGACGGTCTATGATGACGTCACAGACGCCTTCGCCGGCCGTGTGGTCCTGACGAACAGACGGATCGTGTTCCTGGCGGAACAGAACGGCTTCGAATGTAAACTGTCGGCGATCTCCGCGATCGCGCCGGAAGGCGGGCGGCTTCTGATCCAGGCTGGGTCGAAGTCTTATGGTCTGGCCGTAGCGCAACAGGGCCACTTCGCGAAGGTTCTTGAAATGGTCGCCAGAAAATAAAAAAAGGCGGACGGGTACTTCCCGTCCGCCTTTCTCACTTCATGCGCTTGTTGATTTCTCTGGTAATCTTTCGGCTGACTCTGGCTTGCTGGCTGTCTTTTGTCCGCTTGACGGCTCGTTTCATGGTGAAATGGCCGCGCACATAGCCGCCCTTCGGCCCGACGAACATTCCGCCTTCCGGGTCGTCCCGGTTGTAGACGAACGTGTGGCCTTCCCAGTGACCAGGGACGAAGTGACTTCGGAATCCGTGTTCCAGGTGGCCGGCATAGTCCAGGGGGTTGTAAAAACGGACGATGAACCGGCGGCCGGCGCGCTTCGCGGTCTGGTCGCTTTTCCAGTTCCGACGGTAGTCGCCAGTGTTGACGATGTCCGGGGAATCGTTCGTGCAGATTTTCCTTGCTTCTCCGACGGCGTACACGCCTTCGCCGACAGCGATCTTTGACATGATTTCCGGGACTTCATCGGCCAGGGTTTGAAGGCCGCCGATAAACTGAACCAGGTCGTTCTTTTTTACGCTCACGGCGCGCCCTCCTTTCCGTTAGACCTTGCGGAGATTGGCGGCGTTGACTGCCGCCGTGACGGTAGCGCCGACGCCGATCACGACGCGGGCGCCGCTGACCTGGATCACGTCGTAGGTGTCATAGTAGGTTCGGAACGGCTTCCCGTCATAGGTGACGGCGTTCAAGACCTTCACCCTGTCGCCCTTCTTCAAGGCCGCCGGCGCGGTGCTGACCGGAATCTTGATCTTCTGGCCGACGCGGATCACGTTCGGGTTCTTGATCCCGTTGAAGGCCGCGATCGCCTGATAGGTGGTCCCATACTTGGCCGCGATCTGGGACAGCGTGTCGCCCTTCTTCACTGTGTAGACGGTCACGCCCTGGGCGGCTCCGGCGTCAGGGGCGGTGTCTGCCACGCCCAGGCGGCGGTTCACTTCGGCCGCGATCTCCCCGTGTCGGTTATACAGATAGTCGCCAGGACAGGACTTGTTCGCGTAATCACGATGAACGGTCATATTTCAGCCGTTTTTGTGGTTCACGCGGTCCGCCTTCTTGGTGGACCACACAAGTTTCTTGATCCCGTTTCGCTTACAGATGTCGGTCACAAGGTCGAGAAGGGCGGCGAAGGCCCTGTCATTTACGGCGTAGGGGTGTTTGGTGTCACTGGCGACCTCGATCGTCACGGCGCGGTTATCGTTCGCGGCGTTGGAACTGCACCAGGAACAGTCCTTTTCCTCCACATACATTCCGATCTTGCCGTCGGTTCCGACCCCATAGTTCGAAGACGCCTGGCGCGACGTAGGGGCGAAGATATTCCCCAGGGTTTCGACCGTACACTGACCGACCACACAATGAATTGTGATCGTGTCGATCTTGTGGTTTCTGGGGCTGTTCTTATTGGGTGAAATGCGGGTATAGTCCACAAGTGGGCTGTTACTCATAGTTGATCACTTCCTTTTCTTTTCCCTGGACGTCGGACACGCCGGCGTTCAGGATTGCGGTGAACTTCACGAAGGCTTCCTTGATGTACTTGCAGGACACCAGAAGAACCGCGCCGATGATCACCAGGTCAGCGAAAAGGTCGGTGTACTCCTGGGGGATCGCCCAGCCGACTTCGTTCGCAAACAAGGGAAGTGTGGTCAAGGCCACACACAACAGGGTCAGGCCGATCACGAAGGTCGCGATCTTGTAGGCGCTGTTGATCAACTTTTCGCGGTCGAATGGCTCGTGAAGAAGTTTGATGTTGTACCACAGGGAGAAGGTGACATTCGCCAGGTATGCAGACAGGAAGATCAGCATAGACCAGCCGATACTCACCAGATTTTCGACGATACTGTTAAACATAGGGGTCATACCTCCTTTGTGTCGTTGTAGATTTCCGGACCATACTTCTTCCGAAGTTTGATCCGGTTTTCCGCTTTGGCTTTCGAATAATAAAAGCCGGTGGCGGCCGCAGTTTCAGCGAAGACAGCGGGGATCAGATAGGCAAGGGGCGACGTGTCGCCGGTCCTCCACACCATGACCAGGGTGAAGGCGGTCACGACGATCGTGACCGCCCCCACGGCGGAAATGATGATTTTGGAAAATTCCCGCTTTTTCGCGTGTTTTCCGCCGGTCATGCCCTGTTCTCCAGGTCTTCGATCCTGTGGTTCGCGACCCTGATTTTTTCTTCAAGGACGGCCTGGGCTTCTTCCAGGCCGTAGGTTCGTTCGACCACAGAATTATGTTTGTCGACCTTCTTTTCCAGTTCTTCCAGGCGGTAGGCGATCAAGGCGGAACTTTTCTTGTTCGCGAAGTAGGACCCGCCCAGGGTCCCCAGTAGGGACAGGACGGCAATCAGAATACCTTCTGTCATTGGTGATTATCTCCTTTCAGGGTATAGAGAAGGGCGGGTTTCCCCGCCCTTCTCATATTCAGGTGGTTTCGCTCCACCCATAAGTCCCAGGTTCCCAGACGTTCCCGTCAAGGTCGGACGTCCAGTGCTTCCCCTTGTGGCTGACCTTGTCGCCGGCGCTGTATGCGTCATGCGCTCCCAGGGGCTGGGACCAGGCCGGCCATTCCTCGGCCGGGTCGCCGATTTTGGACCACAGGGCCGGGGTCAAAGAGGGGTTCCACCCTTGCTGTGAAGTGTGGCCTTGCCCCTTATTGACGCGGTACAGGTTTCCGTCCAGCGGGTCGCGCCTGATCTGGCCTTCGGTGTACTGGATAGGATAGGCCCAGGCCGCGAACTGTCCGGCGTTTTCTGCGGCGGTTGTGTCGTCGATCTGACCGGTTTCGGCCATGACAACGAAGGCGATCGACGTCGCCCTGGCGATCTCTGCCAGCGGGTTCGCCTTTTCGCGCTCCTGGGCTTCCTTCATGCTGACGTGATCACAGTCTTTCGGATCAAACATAGTTCTCCCTCCTTTATGCGAAACGGACCGTCGCCTGGATCACTTCGATCTGCTGGGTTCCCTTCGTCAGATAGAAGCGATAGGCCAGGCCGAAGCCCTTTGCAACGGTGGTATTTTTGAACGTGTGGACGAACTTCCCGACCTTGCTTGTGATGTCTTCCCAGGCGGGGCTGTCGTCGAACGGGTTGTTCGTGACCTCGACGTGAAGGGTCGCGTCGGCCGGGTGATCCGCCGGGTACAGGGACAAGAAGACCTTTTCGACCTTCGCGTCCGTGGCGATCGCGCGGGACGCGGCGATCCGGGTGACGGTACGGCTGAACGTGATCAGCCGGGTCGCGCTTCCGCCGGCTCCGTCGGTGACGTAGATTTTCAGGACGTGGGAACCGGTCAGAAGCCGAAGCCATACGTCGGACAGGTCCGCCGTGTTCTGGGTCCCGCTCGTGGCCGTGTAGGTCCGAAGGGTGATCGTTTCGGTCCCGTTGGTCACGGTTTCCGTGACGGTCAAGGTCTGGGACGCCGCTTCGCTGTCCGTGACGGTATAGTCGTAGGTGAACGGGTCGGTCTTCGCGCCCAGGTTTTGATCGCTTCCGCTGATCACCGGGTCCGTGTTGTAGGAAATGGGCGTCGCGTTCCCGGTCCGGTATGCGGATTCCGCGCCGTTGGCGTCGACCGCCTTCACGCGGACCTGGTAGTTCGTCCCGCTCGACGGGACCGTGTCGACGGTGGACTTCGCGGTCGTGATCCCGATCTGGGTGTAAGCCCCGGAATCGACCCGGCGTTCCCAGACATAACTGATCGCGTCGCCTTCGGGGTCGGTGGACCCGCCGGTCGTGATCGTCAAGGACTGGCCGGCGCGCGGGGTCCCGTGGGAAATGGACGACGGGGTCGTGGGCGGCTGATTCCACTGAATGATATAAGCCCCGTCGGTGTCCGTTGTATCGGATACCAGGGTGTCAGGGGCCAGGAACAAAGCCGGGCGAACGCCGCGGTTGCCACTCCAGGCGCTGTCGCTGCTCAGGCTGCCGCCGGAAAAGACGTAGCGGACGTAGTACGCGCTGCCGGCGTTCGGGGTGAGAAGCCACCACCACCAGGGCTGTGAAGACGACAGACTGGAAGTCTTGTATTCCGACTTGCTGACCGCTTCGGCGGTCGGGTATGCAAGGCGGCTGTTGTTGTCGGTGAAGATGGGCCACTTGGTCCCCTCGGCGGTGCCGTTCTCTGTGTCGCCGAAGACCTCTGTCCGGGTCAACAGGCGGACCTTCCGCGTGATCTGCTCCGAACCGCCGCCGTCAGTGCTGGACTTCGCGACGGTGATCGTGTCGTTCAGAAGGGCGTCCCGGAAGTCCTGTTCGAAGCCGTTCAGGAATCCGGCTTCCGCCTCGTATTCGTTGTAGTTGGACCAGACGTTCGCGTTGTTGGGCGGCGCGTCCGCGCTGTGCTGTGCGCTGTACCACTGGCCGGCCCCGGCGGCGCTGTTCAGCCATTGAAGCAGATTCGCCACGGCCGCGCGGTTGTTGCCGTAGTTCCGGCGGTCGCTGTTGGAGTTGGACGGCTCCTTCGCGTCGAAGCATTTCAGGGAAATGATTCGTTCCGTTACCAGGCCCACGCGGTCCGACGCCTGGCGGCCGACCTTGAAGCGGATCACAGCGCCGTTATACTTCGTGTTGACCGACTTCACGATCGCGCCGACGGGAAGCGTCGACAGTTGTTTTGACATGATATTCCCCCATTTCTTTTCTGAACAGGTCGTAGAACAGTTCGTCCGTGTTCCTGATCAGGTGGTAGCTGTTGCCGTGTGCGGCGTGGCCGACCCAGGAAGAATAAGACTGGACCACAGTTTCGAAGGTGATCCGCCCTTCGTCCAGAAGGTGACGGAACTTCTTCAATTTCCGCCTGATTCGGTTCTTGCTTTCACGGCGTAGTTTGCGGACGACTTTTCCGCTGTCCGTCATGTACGTCCGGAAGCCCAGGAAGTCGATCCCCTGGGACAGCGGAAACACGGCCGTCTTGTGCTTCAGTTCCAGCCCCAGCGGGACCAGGAACTTTCTGATTTCTTCCAGACAGTAAAGCAAATATTCCTTATCCGGGTGGATCAGATAAAAGTCGTCCATATAACGGCCGTAGAACTTGATTCCCAGACGTTCCTTGATCATGTGATCCATTCCGGACAGGTACAGGATCGCGAACCACTGTGAAGTGTGATTCCCGATCGGGATTCCCGGCCCGTCGGTGGAGTCGATGATCAAATCAAGAAGCCACAGAACGTCGGGGTCGTGAATGACTCGACGAAGCTGTGACTTCAAAACGTCGTGATTGATTCTGTAAAAGTATTTGCTTATATCACACTTCAAGACCCAGCCGTCCGCCCCGAACTGCCTGTAATACCGTTGCATGAACGATTTCAGACGATCCAGGCCGAAGTGCGTTCCTTTGCCCTTCTGACTGGCGTAGTTGTCATAAACGAACGTCTTCGACAGTAGCGGCCCCAAGACGTTGTCGCACAGGCTATGCTGAATGATCTTGTCCCGGAAGCCGTTATACATGATCAGGCGTTCCTTCGGCTCGTGGACCAGGAAATAGTTGTAGGGCGACGGGCGGTATTTGTGCTTCGTCAGCATGAAGTGAAGGAACATGATATTTTCCAGGACATTCACTTCGAAGCGGACGACGGCACATTTCCACCGTTTCCCCTTTCTGGATTCCAGGTAGGCCGAATAAAGCCGATTGAAGTCGGCCATGACTTCAAAGCCGGTCGGCGGGTTCAGTTCGTTGTTCATAAAATGCTCCTTGCCGCTTACAGTCCGGGCGTCGTAAAGCCGAAGCCCTCGCGTCGACAATCATGTGTTTACCCTGGCCTTTCCGGCGTCGGGAAGGATATGATCTCCTTTGTTGGGGTCCTCTGCTTTCAGGCTCGTCGCCTTACTCGGTCACGTTTTCCACCAAATCCGGGCGAACGCCGTTGTTGCCATTCCAGGCGTTGTTGTTGTTCAGGTTGCCGTCGGAATTGACGTTGCGGACGTTGTTCGCGTTGCCGGCGTTCGGGGTTACAGATCATACCCTAATATCATTAACCTTCCGCCTGGGCGGGCGGCTCCGCGCCTTCCGGTCCGGCCTTTTCGGCCTTCTCGGCGGGCGCTTGCTCTGCCTTATACCAGGCGGCGGCCATGAACTTAACGTCAAGGGTGATCTTCGTCCAGTATTCGAAGGTCCCCTTGTCGATATAGCCGCGCTTCTTTGAAAGTTCGATGAAGAACAGAAGCATTTTACAGGCCGTCAGGGCGTCCCGTTGAAGGGTCAGCCGGCGGGCCTTGTCTTCTGCGCTCCGGATCGGATAGATTTCATTCGCGGCCAGAAGTTTTTCATAGATCGACAGGACGTGATCCTGAATCCGGTTGACCAGTGTGAAGCGGACCTTCTTCGGGAAGTGCTTCGTGTTGTCGGTCAGGTTCAGGGTGTAGTCGATCAGATTCGAAGCGACGGGCAGAACGTGAAGGGGATTTTCCGCCCCGTCAGTCTTCCGCTGATTCCTCTGGTAGTTTTGCCGAGTTCCCATTGATACACCTTCGTTTCCTGATTCTCTCGACCGTTTCGCGCCGGCCGGAATAGTCGAAGCCATAGTCCCGAAGGACGACGACCTGTTCTTCGCCTTCGTAGGTCAGGCCGCACGGGACGACGGCGTCGCCCCCACAGCGGCCGCACACGGGCCGAAGTTCGGTGAACAGGTTAGATAATAGGCAAGACGTTTCCGCCGGCGTACAGGCGAAGCGGGTCACAGATACAGCCGGTTTTCGACGGTGTCCAGAATCCCTTCGGGGATTCCGTCGCCGTCATATCCCTTCCACTGGTCGATCTGCGCGGGGGCGAAGGTGTGGGTCACGGTGGTCCCGGTGAAGCCGGTGTCAAGCTGTTCCTGGATCGCGGAAATGTCGAAGTCCTGGCGGCGCTGTGCGGCTTCCACGGTTTCGCCGGTGGTTTCCTCGATCTGGGAAGCGTCGTGGCCGTGGACGATCGGGGCCGCGTAGGCGACCATTTGCGCCGTGGTCACATAGGACCCGCTTCCGACGTTCACGGTGATCCCGCTGTTTTCCTGGTTCGTGACGACCACGGCGACGTCGTGGACGTGGACCGTGTCGCCCTCGCCGGCCAGACCTTCTTCGGTCTGGAAGGAACAGGGCGGAAGAATGTTGTCGCTGTCTTCGCCGTCCAGCCAGGAATAACTGAACATGAAGGGTGATTCGTTTTCGTCCAGGGCGTAGACCGCGACCTCTCTGACATATACGGCCGCTTCCAAGCCGGCGTTCGTCACCTGGACGGGGATTCGCATATAGGAAGGGTTGCTTTCGACGAATGTCTTTTCGCCGATCTGGGTGTTCACGTTGATCGGGCTGACAAGGGCGGTCAGCGTGTTCGGGCTAACCTGGGCCACGCCGTCGCCGGCGGCCGCGCTGGTCAGGACAAGCTGTTTCCCGGCCGCCAGGAAGGCGGTCAGGACTTCCGCGCCCTTGTCGGTGATCGTTGACTTAAATCGTGCCATTTTGGTTTCCCCCTTGTGGAATGTGTTCGTGTCGGACCATATTGACCATAGCGGCCCCGACGACCGTCGGCGGACTCTGGACGACCTGGGGGATCGCCGTTTGAAGCAACAGGACCAGGTTCGCCGGGATCATCTGTCCCAGGGCCGCCGCCAGGGCGTCCCGCTGTGTGAGTCCGGACAGGCGGATTCGAATGAACAGTTCATAGGCGTCATTGTTCAGGACGACCTGGAAGTCGTCGCTGACCGTGGACAGGTACTTCAAAAGCGCCCTGTATGTGTAGGGAAGCTGGTCCAGGTACGCGATCAGGATTCTTTCGCGGCGCGCTTCCAGGGTGTCCCCAGGGGCCGCCACAAGCCCCAGAATCGCTTCCCAGCGTCCACAGCCATATTCGGACAGGCTGACCAGGAAGAAGTCGTCTGGCGCGCCCTGGACGTCCTGGACGGCCTTTGTGAACTCCGGTTGTTCGGCTCCGGCGATCTGGTCGAACTCGATCAGGTCTTGAAGGTAGCGCGGCCAGTATTCTTTAAGTTCCATTCGTCACCGCCCCCAGAACCGGGATCGCTTCGCCGCCCAGGGAAATATTCGCGGTTCCCTGGTTGATCTTCGTCCCTGTGATGTCAATGACGCCGTCAACGTTCAGGACCTTCGTTTCGATCTGGCTGACGCGGACGATCAGGTTTTCGGTGTCGGCCCACGTCCGGGCCAGGCTGTCGAAGTAGGACTGGATCGCCGCCTTCACCGCGTCCTGGGTGCTGGTCCAGGACGCCCCGCCCTCAAAGGTCAGGTTGAAGGACACGTCGATCTTCGATCCCGTGACGCCGGCCACCGTGACGACATGGCCGATCGGGGCCAGGCCGACGCCGGTTCCCTGGGTATTCACAGGGTCGATCGCTTCCTGGACCTGCTTCACCAGTTCGGAAGACGGGACGCCCCATTCGCTGTCCACCAGAACAATTTTCACGGTTCCGCCGCCGTTCCAGACAGGAAAAACTTTGACGGCTCCCACGCCGGGAAGAAGTTCAACCTTGTTTTTGTAGTCGGCGATATTCCCGCCGAACGCCTGGGATTTCAGAGATTCAAAGTAGCGGGCGCGAAGGGCGTCGTCGCTTTCTTCGTCTTCGCCTGGGATCAGAATGTCGGCCAGGCGCGCGGCCGCCAGTTCCGGGACGTAGTCGATCGGGAACAGGGTTCCGACATACTCGTTCCCCACAGTCCCGGCCGTTTCTGCTGTTAGGCTGTACTGGCCGGGGGCGATTCGCTCTGTAACGGTGAAGTTGATGTCACCGCCAGAAAAGCGCGTCCCGATCTCCATGTCACAGCCGCCGCCGTCCGCCTTCTCGAAGTAGCCCTTCCGGACTGCCTGGGTCGCGGCCGTCCGGAACACGCTTCTTTCACGACACTTCTTCGTCAGATCGTCGCCGGTTTCTGTGTCCGGGAAGGCCCGGTCCATAAGATAGGCCAGTTCAATATACAGGATCGCCAGTTCCGCCGCCGCCGGCGCGATCGCGTCGTAGACGATGGACCCTTCACGTTTATCCACCGAAGCGGAAACGCGGGCCAGACAGCGGTCCATGATGTTTTCAAAGGTCATATTCTCATACATTGGTTGTCACCGTCCTTTCGACGGGGATTTCCCCGAAGATTGTTTCGGCCGTGAAACTGACGCGGGCGGTTCTCTTGTCGATCTGCCCGACCTTGAAGTCTGTGACGCCGGTGATCCGGCTGTCCGCCAGAAGTGCTTCCGTGATAACTCGCTTGATTTCACTTGAAAACACATGGTAACTTTTCCCGACGACGGCGTTCAGTTCTGTCCCATAGTCCCAGGAATAGATCAGGTACGAAAACCGTTCCGTCATTAGGATTTTTATGATCGCCTGTTTCATGGCTTCCGTTTCGTCGACAAAACCAGCCACGCGACCGGTTTCAAAGTCTGCCTTGTAGGTTCTGGTCGGGTGTTCGGCGGCCGGCGTCACCTCGACGGCCTGGCCGATCGTGACCGAAGACTGGTTCGGTATTAGGGCCATAGGATCACACCCTTCCCAGGACCAGGAAGGACTGTCCGCCCTGGTTTCGTAGAAGGACCACCTTGTCACCCACAGCCAGGCCGTAATAATATTCGGACGTCGGTCCCGTGTTGGTCAGGTAGTCATTTTTCAGTGTGTGGTCGTGGGAAGCGAAGGCCGGATCGCCGGACCCGCCGCCTTTGGGCTGGGTAGTCGGGGAATCGGCGAAGCCGCTGTGACGGTGCGTCGGATAATAACCGGCGCGGAACTCCTTCATGACGACGATCGCTTCGCCGGTGATGTCGAAGCGGTTGTCGACGCGGATCGTCAGCGGGGACGTAGCCGTCACGTTCCCAAAAAGGAAGGCCGCCGGAACGTTCGCGTTCTGCGACTGTTCAGCGACCTTTTTCAAAGTGTCAAGAAGTGCCATGTCACACCACCTTCAATTTCAAAGTCATTTGTTCCTTCAAAAGATCGGCGCTGGCTTCCTCCACAATGAAGAAGGAACTGACGCCGACGTCCTTGATCCCGATATACAGGGCGCGGCCGGCTCTGACTGACAGGTCCAGAAGGGCCTTCACTTCGAAGGACTTCTTCGGCCGGTTGTAAAGTTCCAGCATTTGACCGCCGCGTTCCTTGATCTGGGCTTCGTTCATGTCTTCGTCAACGGTTTCGTAATTCTGCAAAACGCCCCACAGTTTGATGTTCTTGGAGTCCTGGAAAATATACACGTCCCGTTTTCCGGTCTTCTTGTTGTCGCGGACCAGTTTGATCTTGTTGTAGGATTCGGAATCTATGTCGGTTTCGTAGGTGTAGCCGGCCGCCAGGCTGGAATCTCCCACGAACAGGTCCAGTTTCGACTTCTCGACGTCTGTGATCCGAAGGGACCCGAAGTCGTCCCACAGGACGAACATTTTCCCGGAATTGATCAGGGTGTGATCCAGGGCCTTCAAAACAATGTCGAAAAGGGTCTGGCCGTCTTCAATCATGGAAGGGATCGCATAGCCGGTATTTTCAAGCGCCCCACATTTCAGGCCGAAGTCGGCCGCGATCTGGGTCAGGATTTGATCGGCGCGTTTTCCTGTGAAGACATAGGTTTCCTTGTTCTTCTTCAAATACCAGGTCTGGTCGTAGGCTGTGACCTCGACCCGGTCTGTTTCCTTCTGGCGGATTTTCACGACGTAGCCGTAAAAAATGCCGGCTTTTCCGTCCTTTAGGGCGACGATCCCCCCGTGGGTCCATGTCACGGAATCGTCGACAATCACGGTCAGTTCCAGGGAAGCGGGGGACCCGGACCGTTTTGTCGACCACTTCGCGCCGGCGCACAACGTTGTTACGTCGAAGGCGTCGCCGGTCACGTTGTTCTGGTACAGGATAGAGATCACGGGATTGTGAAAACCTGTCCGGGGTAGATCAGATTCGGGTTTGAACCGATTGTCCCCTTGTTGGCGTTGTAAATCTTCGTGTAGTCGCCCCCCTTGCCATAGAACTTCTTCGCGATATTCCACAGACAGTCACCGGCCTTCACGGTGTACGTCTTCGCGGCGGCGGCCGGGGGTTTCCCTGGCCGCTTCGGTTCTTTGGCCTGTGCCGGTTTCTTCGGCTCCGGCGGAAGGACGATCCGGCGCGGCGAATAGTCCTTCCATTCCGACAGTTTGATCGAATAGTAGAAGTCGCCCAGTTCTCCGGACCGTTCTTCGTAGTCGAAGGTTTCCACGCCCATTCGGACGTTAATGTCCAGGTCCGTTCCCGTGATCAGGAAACGAACCGGGTCCAGACCGTCGCGGGCGTCCTGGATCGCGCGGACGATTTCGACCGGGTCTGTGATCCGACCGGTCACGAAGGGCGCGTCATTGACAGGGAAGAAACTGTCCCAGGCGACAGTCCGAAGGCCCTTCTTTCGAAGGATCAGAATGTCACCCAGGACAAGAACGGTCGCCTTGTCGTTGTTGCCTGGCGACGTCACTTTCAGTTTTTGCGGAAGGACGGGGATTTCGATTTCCCGTCCCCCCGCGATTATGGTCATTCCGTAGTCGTTCATTATGCGTACACCCCCTCGGCGGCGGCTTCGAACTCGGTTTCCAGGCGTCTTTCGATCTTGTCGACCACTTCGTCGACGTCGACCTTCTCGCTGATCTTCGCGTCCACGGCCACAGTCGGGGTCAGGGTCACGAAGTTCTGAACGTAGCGCATTTCTGCCACGTCGCGAAGGAACTTCAAGTCTTCGTCGGCGATATTGACGTCTTCGTCGATGGACCCGACGGACCCGACGCGGTCCACATTCCCGATGTCGCCGGGGTCTGTGTTCGCGTAGGCCGACCAGTCCGGTTCGGTGCTTCCGTTGCCGGCGGCGGCGGACTCTGCCTTCGCGGCGGCGATCTCCGCTTCTCGCTGGGCGGTAGCGGCGCGCGCTTCCGACTTCATGGCAGACAGGGCGGAGTCCCGCTCCGCGATCTGGGAATTGATCTGGTCCTGGTACGCGGCCAGGTCTGCGGCTCTGGCCTGTTTCGCGGCGTCATTCTCCATTTGTGCGGTTGTCCCGAACGTCACCTTCTCGATCGCGTCGATACTGACGCCCGGAATCTTGTTCAGGGTGTTTATGAAGCCGTTTATGATGTCGATCGCCCCGTTGACCATGTTTTGAAGGATCGTCAGGACGCCGGCCTTCATATCACCCATAAAGTTTTGAATGTTCACGCTGGCCGTGTAAAAGGCCAGTTGAAGCCGGTTCCACAGGTTCATAACGAAGTAGACGCCGGTCATGAATCCGATCTTCACCCAGTCCCAGGCGGTCAGAACCGCGTTGACGCAGATCAACCAGGCGACTTTCAGGCCGCCGACAGACTGGACCCATTTGTAGATCGCGGCCACGACGACGCCGATCGCCAGGGCGATCCAGAACAGAGGGTTCGTCAGAAGTGTCGTGAAGAACGCCTGGGCGGCTCCGTTGGCGATCCATGTCGCGGCCGTCTGGATTCCCAGGGCCACAGCATAGCCCAGGGCGGCGGCCGCCAGGCCCCAGAAAACAGGGGCAATCATGGACCAGTTGTCATATATCCATTGTGCGCCCTGGCCGATCAGGGTCAAAACGGGCGTGAACGCTTCCAGGGCGATATTCTTCGCGATTGTCCACACCTGGGAAAAGGTCATAGGCATAGCCGCGAACTTCGCGTTGATTTCGTCGGCGGACGCCAGCATGGCATTTTTCACGATCGTCGAAGTGATCTGGCCTTCGGCGGCCATTTCCCGGATTTTCCCGATCGGGACGCCCAGGTAGTCGGCGATCGCCTGAATAATGGTCGGGGCCTGTTCGAAGACGCTGTTCAGTTCTTCGCCGCGAAGGACGCCGGACGACATGGCCTGGGTCAACTGCAACATAGCCGCGTCGATACCGGCGGCCGATGTTCCGGCAATCGTGAACTGTTTGTTGATCAGTTCGGAAAAGGCGATCAGTTCTTCGTTGCTGGAAAAGGCGTCGCCGGCCATTATGCCCATTTTAGCCACAGCGTCGGCCGTGGTGGAGTAGGCCGCGCGGGACCTGTTGGCGGACTTCATGATCATATCTTGAAGTTCGGCCGTAGTTTGAAGGCCGTCGTTCATCAGGTCCAGCCGCGCGCGGGTGGTGGTCATGCCGTCAGCCAGTTCGACGATCTTTTTCACGCTGAACGCCGCAAGGGCGGACTTGATAACGCCGCCCATTTTAGACCAGACGGACTTCACCCTGTTCGCCCCGCGCTCCGCTTGCTCTTGGCGGTTGTTGAAGTTGTCAACCTGACGACTGGCCGCCCCGATGTCAGCGGCGCTTCGTTCGAAGGGTGCGCCGGGGTCGATCGTGTCCGTCAGGGCGTCGGTTGCGTCCAGGGTTCGGTTAAGGCGTTGGGCCGCGCCGATCATGGTGTTCAGGCGGGAGGTCATTCTGTCCTGGATCGAAAACTGTGTAGATACGCCGGCCATTTTATCACCTGCCCTTCTTGCCCTTCCGGCGCTTCGCTTTTGCCGCTTCCTTCTTTTCCTTCTCGATTTGAAGGTCTATGGAAGCATAAATGAAGGCCCGTTCCCGTCTGGGAAGGGCCAGAAGTTGTCCCGGAAGGATTTTCAGCCGGTGGAGGGCGTAATGGGCGTATACCGATTCGCCGTCGGCGTCCGCCTCATTCCCGCCCCCCGTGATTAGTTTTTTGCTTCGTCCCTCAACTCGTTCACGTCGTCAGTGAAGCCGTTGATTTCCTGGACGGCCAGAAGAAGATCGGTGTACTGTCCAGGGTTCAGGACCAGGTTGATCAGGTCTTCCGCCCCACGGACGCCCTTCTTCGCCTGGAAGTCTGCGTCCTTGAAGTTGGGGTCAATGCAACAGGCCGCCACAAGGCGGGCGTTGTAAAGGTCAGTGTCGGTGTCGATTCGCTTCTGGCGGGTCTTCTTGTCGAACTCGACCTTCTGACAGGTCTTTCGAATGGCCTTGTTCTCCGCTTCCGTAATGGAACGGATCACGAAGGGGAAGGGGAACGGCGCGATCTGGACTTCCGTCTGGGTCGTGCCGATCTCCGCGTCCATAAGGAACTCTTGCAATTTACCCATAGTTTTTTACCTCGCTTTCAAATTAGAACTTGGTGAAGGGGGTCAGAATGTCGAAGTCCTCGAAGGTGAAGTCGACGTCTTCGTCCAGGGGATCGTCGCTGTCGCCGTCCAGTTTTGCCAGGACGACAGAATCCAGGTTACAGCCGATCAGAAGGACCGACTGTTTCCCGGCGGAAGATTCCTGGTCGTCATTCTCGACCACCATGTCGAAATAGATGTCCTGGCCGGTTTCCTTCCAGGTCTTGACCATGTTTCGGAACAGGGGCGTCAGATAGTAAAGGGTCATGGACCCGGTTCCGTTGCCGCCGGTGGTCTTGTGGCCGGTCATGCGCTTTCCGATTGCCTTGACCTCGGACTTCGACTTCTCGACGGTCGCTTCAATGGTCTTCGACATGAACAGTTCTTCGTTGTTGCCGTTGACCTTCGCATAGGCGCGGCCTTCCTTGCCGGAAATGGTATCAGGCGCGTTCAGGGTTTTCATTTCGGTTCACACTCCTTCCGTTAGTTGACGACAGTCGTCATATACAGTTTTTCCATACTGTCGTTCGGTTTCAGGGCGGAGTCGACGGCGACGTCGCGTTTTCCGTTGCCCTGCTGAATGGTAATGTCTTCGGAAACGAAGTCGCTGATCGCGTCGATGTCCTGATACTGCAAGGCCAGGGACACCAGGTCAGCCTTGAACAGTTGACGGCCGGTGTCGCTGTTGGTCACTTTTCCGATATAGGAATCGCCGAAGATTCGGGCGACGTCGTTCGCCCAGCCGTCCAGAACGCGGATCACGCGGTTCGAAGTCCAGTCTTCGGTCACGCCGCCGCCGAAACTGGTCAGGCTGTTAATGTCGGTCAGGACACGGGCCTTCCCATAGTCGGCATAGAAAACGAACTCGCCGGCCTGGATCGCCGCTTCGAACTGGGACTTCGTATATTTAATGTCCACGTCCACGGCGTCGTCGTAGGCGGTATTGGTCAGGCTCTCGTTGATCTCTGCGCCGGCGGAAGCGCCGGACACCCACGCGACGGCCTTGTCGCCGGTCACGGTGGTTCCGTCGTTCAGGACGACGCCATTCTTCACGTTGATCAGGCCGATATTGTCACCCTTGTAGTCGTGAAGGACGCCGACGATCTTCTTTCCTTCGTCGTCGCGAAGACGCTTCACGAAGGTCGCATACAGGGACTTGATTTCTTCATCGGTCCCAGGGTAGCCGACCACGTTGAAGGATTCCACTTCGAAGGCGTTCAGTGCGGCGGTGTGGGCCGCGCCGTTGACGGTTCCGTTCGTGCCGCCGGTCAGCGGGGTCGCCACGGCCGGGGTCAGGGAAGACGCGCTTCCGAAGGTGACGAAGTCGTTCGCTTTCAGGTTGGCCGATCCAGTGGCCTTTGCGACGGTCTGGGAATCCATGACCATTCCGTCAAGGTAGGTTACGACGTCGACGTTGGTCGCGTTGTCGGCGTTGGTCAGGATCGCGACGCTGATCGCGTTTCCGCGCGTTCCGCCACAGGCGGCCGTAACGGTCACGCCGCCGACGGTCGCAGTCGCCTTCTTGCCGCCGGAATTGACACGATAGATCATAAGGGTTCTGGCGCGCTTCAATGCTTCTTTGACAAGAAGAATGTCGTCCGCCGTAGGATCATAGCCGAACACGGACAGGGCGTTCTTGTTGAAGTCCTCCGCATACACGGAAAAGACCTTGTTTTCAGGCCCCCAGTTCAATTCCAGGGGAAGGGCCGCGACACCGCGCGTCCCCATTTTTACGACGCTTCCCAGGCTGACGAAGTTAATATACGCGCCGGGAAGAATCTTGTTCTGTACGGTAAAAGTTCCGCCACCGATAGGCATGACTTACACCTTCCTTTCCAGAAAATCAGTAACCAGGCGGACGGCCTGGTCCTTTGTGTAGACCTTCCCGTCTTCCAGGATCGCCGCGACGGCGTCACGGGGAAGGTTCAGGGTTTTCGATTTGACCAGTTGTTCCTTTGTGAAGGTCGGTTCCGCCGCCTGGTCTGCGGCCGGGGCCTTCTTCTTTGCGGTTGCCATTATTTGATTTCCTCCGTTTGTCCCAGGTTTTCCATGAAGGGGATTTCCGCCGGCGTCAGGACGAAGAAGAAGTCTGCGTCGAAGGTGAACTGATAGACGCGGGCGTTCTTGTCCGGTCTGGCTCTCTGGTTCGTCAGGCGGATCGTCCGGGTCTTCTGATCCGTTTCTTTCACGGTCAGCGTTTCGAACTGGTCGTACATTTCTTCGGCCCAGGCGTTGAACTCCATATTCTCCTTCGATTTCAGGAAGTACAGGACTTCGATCTGGATCGACCTTTTCCGGCGGCGGTCCAGGTGGGCTTCCTGGCCCGATTCGATGATACCGACGAAGAACTGGCCGTCGGCGTCCTTCGGGATTTCGTCGACATAGACCTTCCGGTCAGGCCATACGCCAGCCAGTTTTCCGGCGATCGCTTCGATAAAATTGTTCAGGGTCAAGCCAGATCACCGTCCTTCACTTTGATCTCCTGGTGGGTCGCATAGACGACCGGGCGGCCGACGACCTGGAACGCCAGAAGACGCCGGCTGTTCGGGTCCTCACGGCCGAACCGTTTCAGGGATATACTGTCGCCAGGAAGGACAAGAAGGTCAGGCGCGGCAAAGATAACGGCGTCATAGTCGACTTCGTTCTGTGCGTCCGTCTGCTGGCTTTTGTCGCTTCCTGAATACGACAGCGCGCAAATGATTTCAGAGTATTTCACAGCGGGGACGGCCCTTGTGATGTGGTTCGCCCCCGTCGCGGGTTCCGTCCGGCTGATTGTGGCGGTGTCTTCGTAGGTCATTTCGATCGCCGCGCGCTCTGCGGCGGGGTTTCCGAACATACGATCACCACCTTACTTTCCGGTATTCGTTCAGGACCGTTCGCCAGCCGAAGAAGTCCTGACCGTCAGCGCCCAGATTAAAGGTCGACGCCGATCCGGAAGCGCCGGAAGCATTGGCGAAGGACGTTGTGACGTCGCCACGCTTCACGGACGCGACCGGGCCGACGGCCGCCTGGGTGGTTCCCAGACCGGCGGCCTTGTAGTAACTGACACACATGACGATCAGGGCGTTTTCCAGCGGGGCGGGAAGCGTGTCCTGATTGATGTAGGACAGGACCAGGTCTTCCACCGTCTGAACGACGAACAGAAGAACTTCGTCCTGGTCCGTCCCGTTGATCCCCAGAAGGGCCTTGACCTTTGCCAGCCGGTCTTCCTTCGACATAAGAACGCGAAGGACTTCCTTCTGTTCAAGGGCTGTCAGGCCGTCCAGGGAAGACAAAATCTGTTGAAGCACGTTTCCACCACCTTTCGCCGGCCGCTTCGGTTACACGCCGGCGGCCTGGATCAACTCGACGATCTCCGCCTTTGTGGAACCGTCAGGAACGTCGATACCGGCGGCCTGGGCGGCCGCCAGAAGTTCGTCCTTGTTCATCTTGGACAGGGGCTTCACGCCTTCGTTGTCGCCTTCCTGGGCGTCAGGCTCGACGTCAGGGATCGCGGTATAGAAGGGGCTGTTCTTCATCTGTTCCAGGACGGTTTCGTCGTTAGGCTCGACGATCGACCCGGTTGTGTTGATTCTGAACTTCATGTCGGTCACGCTCCTTCCAGATTAGGCCAGGGATTCTTCGATATAGAAGATCAGGTCAGGGGTCAGGGCCTTCGTGCCGTAGTCGTAGAACATGGACACGCCGTAGTCGTTGGACAGGGGAATCTTCTCCGGCTCTGCATAGGGGTACATAACGACAGGCTGGGCCATAGCACCGTCAACCATGCACAGGGCGCGGGTTGCGGTGGTTCCGGGAGCGACAGGAAGGTTGATGGAAGAATAGACGCGGACGCCGTGGAACATACGGAAGTCCTCGGCGGCGGTGTCAACGTTCGCGTTGTTGGTTCCCTTATCCAGATAGTTTCTGGCGCGGCCGCACATGACGGGGTCCAGAACCAGACGGATCAGGTTGCGGGGTACGCCGCGAACATAGTCGTTCTTCACGGTTTCGACCGCCTGGATCAGTTCTTCCAGTTGGTCTTCGACGGTGGTTCCCTTCGCGGTCAGTTTGGTTCCGGCGGTCTTCGCCTTTGCGAAGAAGTCGGCGTCCAGTTCGGCGGCCACGGTGTCGACGTGGTTGTCGGCACGACGGGCCATGATGTTTCCGACGCCGAAGGTGTCCAGGTCGAACTTTGCGGCTTCCTCCACGATCTCGCGGTGAATGTCCAGGTTCACGGTAGTAGGGGGGACGGTGATCGCCGCGCCCTTTCCGGCGGTTCTGGCGGTTCCGTATGCCTGGGACGCGCTGTTCTTGAATCGCTTATACTCAACAGAACCAGTCGCGGGGTTGCCGGTGTAGGACTGGGACTTCAAGCCGGCCGCCAGGGTTTCCTTCTGAATGTTGCTGATCACCAGGCCGGACAGTTCGGACAGTTCGACCTTAGTAGAACCGGTCTGGATCAGGCTGATCGCTTTCGTTCTTGCCATAAAATATCATTCCTTTCATTGTTGGCTGGTTGGTAGGTTAGATCACGACAGGGCCGTCGACCTTTGCGGCCGGCTCCTGGCGCGCGCCGGGGTCAGCGGGCTTCGCGCCCTTAATGTCGGGGTTCGCCGGGTCCTGGCTCTTGAACAGGTACGCCTTCGACTCCTTCAAGGGTTTCAGAAGGCCGTCAAGGTCAGTTTTCAGCGTCCCGGCGGCGTCGACCTCGATCTTGTCCAGGTCCAGAAGGGAAATAATGTCGGCCGGGTCGTGGGCCTGGTTCGCCAGGGCCATTCGAAGGGCCGTGTTCTTCTGAATCTTCGTGATCTCTTTCTGGTGGTTAGTTCGAAGGGTTTCAAGCGTGGTCTGGGCGGTCTTGACGTCGTCCGCGATCTTCGCCGGATCGCCGGACCCTCCGATCGCCTTCAATGCTTCGGCGGCGGCTTTCAGCGCATTTTCGGCGCTGGTCTTTCCGCTGTTGGCTCCGTTGTACTTATCGGCCGGGACGAAGGTTCCGTCGTTACCGACGACCAGGTCCACGTCCTTTCCGTCCTTGCCCTTGCCCTTCAAGGCCGCTTCGACCTGGTTCGACAGGTCAGCCCCCAGAATGGTTTTGACGCTCTCTGTGATCATGGTTTGCTCCTTTCTCCGCTGTCTTTACCGTGACTTCCACACGCTTTGCGGTCCCGCCTGGTCGCCGGGCAGGTGCGGCTGGA